CGATGCGTGTCCGGTACGAATTGAGTGTTTAGCGTGCGCTATGAGTCACCCTGACGAGAAAGGAATTTGGGCTGGCACTACCGAGAACGATCGTCGGCGTATCAGGTCAAAGAATTACAACGATCGCAAAGCCACACCGATGGTTTATAGTGATGGCAAGTACCGACAAGTAAAGGACCCGACATGATTGACAAGATTCAAGAAATGACTGTCGCTATCACCAAGGCTGAGATTGCGATGAAGGCGGCGGCTTGGCAGATTGAAACGCTTAGAGCTGATATGGGGATGCTTAGAAAAGCTTTGTTTGAGTTGGCTTATGTTGCTGAGGAAAACGGTATTTATCTCTCTAATCTGACTAAAAGCACGCAGGACGCCATTGTGGCGATGAGGCTTGGCGGTTTTAAGTGAACTGCAACATTTGCGCTTGTGGCTTTAATTCTGCTGATATTCGGATGCGTACAGAGCTGCGTGGCATTTGTCTTAAATGCGCCGAAGAGTTTGGTTTCAAAGGCATGACAGTTGAAGAAACTGCACGTTGTGTTGCGATGATTCGAGTGATCAACAATCTTAAAAACCAAACGCCTGCACAGGCCCGACACTTAAAGGACATGGAGTCATGAGTATTAACGACTACTTGATTGATCATGCGTTCAAAATGAAATGTTTAAAAGTTCCTAAAGAATTTCAAGTTTTTCGCTACGGTCCTGAATCAGCTTGGGTGTCAGGTTTCGGTGAGACAATGATGGACCTTGACGAGTTTTTTCGTATGTGGGAACTAAAAAAGAAAAGGGAAAATTCATGAGTTTCAATCCAGCCGATTACGCCGAGGTAGCAGAACGCTTGCCACTGTTTTGGAAGGACTGCCCCCGTGGGCGAATCATCACCGAACTAATCGTTGACGACGGTACTCGAATCGTGATGCGAGCAGAGCTGTACGCCGACATCGCCGACACTGTTGCCACTACCACAGGGTACGCAGAGGAGATTCGTGGCTCGTCAATGGTCAACAAAACTAGTGCTATTGAGAATTGCGAAACATCTGCTGTGGGTCGGGCCCTGGCGAACTACCAGTACCAAGGCGCAAAGAAGCGTGCCAGCCTAGAGGAAATAGTCAAGGTCTACCGGCAAGGTGCAGAAGTCCAGACTGAAGCGCCACTAACTGCAGCTGTCGCACGCACACAAGCACTCGGCTCATCCGCTGAGCCTCCTACCGCTAAACAGTTGGCGATGCTTCGAGCACGAAACTATGAAGGACAAGCACCAAGTACAAAGCGTGAAGCTTCAGAGATCATTGATCGGTTGATAAACGGTGGCTGATCCAACGGAAGCAGAGTTTCAAAAAGCCGTTATAACATTGGCTAAATTGTTTGGTTGGCGAGTCATGCACACACAGCCAGCACAAATACGGCCAGGCAAATGGATTACACCAAACACAGGCAACCAAGGCTTCCCCGATCTAGTGCTTAGCCATCCGTTAAAGGGCACAATCTTTGTTGAGTTAAAAGCCCCCAAAGGAATCGTCAGCGAAAACCAGTGGGATTGGATAAATAGTCTTGAGGACTCAGGTGCTGAGGTGCACGTTTGGCGACCCAAAGACCTAGAGAAAATCACTGCTCGACTATCGTCTCCACGGGCAAAACCCTAGTACCTTTTAAACGGTTGATTTGTTTAATCATGCCGGTCGGAATCGCTAGCACATGGTCGTAATGGTCGTCATCAAGTATGCGTGACTGAGCAATCACAACATGATCTGCTTTGACTGACTCCAACACCCAGCCGACACTGGACACGATGCACGGCGAAACATCTATCTCACCTTTGGTTGTCCAAGTGTCACAAACACTGTGAGCGTCATGCCAAATGATTTGCACTAACTGATGCTTCATACTCTTTCCCTCTGTACATCGCAAACCCATCGGTTATAGCGACCTGCTCATACACAAACTTCCCTGTCTCAGGATCGTACGGTATGACCGCTATGCCCTGTTGCCAGTCCTCAGTACGTTTCAATGGACGACCGTCTAAATCAATGCCACCTTTGACGCTAGGTATCGCACCATCTACTCGACACAAACAGCCAGGCGAAGCCGCCATAACCGTCCTAGGACCATCAAAATCGTCTCTAGTGCGCTCAGCCCATTCCCTGCGGTGAATATGCCCATAAATCACACTGACCTTCTCAGACGACAAATACTTGTGGGCCGTACTGCCACCACTAGCAACCTTGTCACCATGAATAACACGCAACTCTGGAGTGATCCAACAATGAGCTGCTGGATAGCCAGGACGGTATTCAATATCAACTTCATCAAGTCGACACAAAAAAGGGACAGACATTACAGGCCACGAATTAGGCAAATTGCCACGCTTCAAACCAAACGATGCTGAAGCGTTCATCAACAGGTATTTGGGTAGACGCTCCTCATGGTTACCTGCCAACCAAATGATTTTTGCGTTAGGAGCTGCTTTGCGTAGTTGTGCACCTAACAGGGTTGCTCGGTCTATGGTCGCTTGAGTTGTGCGCTGATATGCAGGCGTGACGACATATTTGCCTAACTCAGCCAAGTCAAGGTTGTCGCCGACCAGTACGACCAGATCAGGGTTGACGTCAGTACAAATGCGTAGCGCCACATCAATGGCACGCTCATCATGGATGGGTTCAAGTTGACCGGTCAAAGTCGTAAAGTAGCCGATCTGTATGTCAGGAAATATGAAACATTGAGCCCATTTTGATTGGCGTTTCTGCACCTTAGACACAGGGATACGGACTACAGGACCTTGCTTAATCACTGGCCATTCAGGACCGTTTTCCCATTTAGGAGAGAACTGGATCAGCGATGTTTCACGCAATGTTGCTCGAGTCGTCGGTTTCACTTGAGTGACCTCACCTATCTCGTCTATGTCAATTCCTTGACTGTTGAGCAGTGCAGCGATACGACCAAGTTGCCGTTGCATGATGAAACCTTACTGATTTGAAGCATTTAGTGGGGGATACTTGACAATGCTCCCACCCACCTGGCTATGATCAGACCGTCGGGTCAGGAGTGAACACTGACCCGACACCCCCTTCAACTGAATAGTGAACAGGACTAGAGAGTCCATTAGCCCTTGTGAGTATCTGAAGCTCACTGTGGGAACACTCGGTAACGAGGGTAGGCGACTATGTCATGTAGTCGATCAGCGTTCCCTAACGTACAAAGGCGAAGGTTGTCCACCGAAAACAAATAGACCGGCACCCTGTGGCTACTTGCCCAAATTGTGGGGGACACAAACCACACGCTTATCTCATGTCAACCGAGGACAACCGAAGCGGTGCCCTTCCGCTTTGGGCGTCAGTATCTATTGACCTTTGCCCTTGACCTACCATTACCACCAACCAAAGGAAACCCGATGACAGACAAACCAAAGAACCACGGCCACTGGAACAGCAAAGAATACCGAGACAACAGAGCCGAACTACTACGAGACAACCCACAGTGCTACATATGCGGCGCACCAGCTACTGAAGCAGACCACCTACTCGAATACGACAGAGGTGGCACACACGAACTGCATAATCTTGCACCGATTTGTAAGCCCTGCAACAGCAGAAAAGGTCAGCGTTACGGCGAGATCAAGAAAAGAATTGTCAAAAATAAGACAGAACCCTTTTTTTCCATGCACACGATAGCCCCCGAACCGCCTCTCGTAATCTCTCCTTACAAAGATTTAGCCGGAACTGGCGAGAACCAGCCGACATTACCGCAGGTCAGAGACTACTTTCCGAGATTGGAAACGTCTGGTCTGTCGAATCTGTCTTACGGCCCCCAAGTTGCTCAGTGGGCAGAAAAGCATCAAAACATTTGTCTTTTTGAATGGCAAAAGCACGCATTGTTTGGTCAACTTAGTCACGACGAAAACGGCGACCTTTTATTCCGTGAATCTTTATGCAGTACGGCGAGACAAAATGGAAAGTCGCAAGGTGGATTGTGCCCTTTGATTGGGTGGTGGTTAACGGACTTTGCCAGGCTTCGTGGCACTCCTCAAAATGTGCTTTCGGTCGCTAACCGTCTTGATCGTGCTGAAAGCATTTTCAATTTGTTGGCACCAATTCTTGTTGAGTCGTTTGGCGGTAAAGCAATGCGGACGTTTGGTCGCAAATCGGTGACGATGCCAGACGGGTCTATGTGGGAAGTTCGTGCAGCTTCTCCGAACTTGCATGGTGGGTCGTATGACTTGATCGTTGTTGACGAACTTTTCAATGTGTCTGAGAAGTGTTTGTCTGAGGCTTTACGGCCGTCGCAGATTGCTCGCAAGAATCCTTTGTTGAGTTGTTGGAGTACAGCTGGTGATGAGTCAAGTACGGCCATGATCCATATGCGTGAAACGGCTATCTCAGAGATTGAACGAGGCGAGCGCACACGGCTTTATTTCGCTGAGTGGAGTATCGGCGATAGGGACTGGCGTAACCCTGAAAACTGGATTTACGCTAACCCTGCGTTAGGTAAAACGATCACGATTGAAGCACTCCAGGCTGTATCTAAAAAAGAATCGTTCTTGCGTGCCCACTTAAATATGTGGGTCAGTAGTCGAGGCAGTTGGCTGGAGGAAGGCGTTTGGGCGTCCTGTAAAACTGATGATTCAATGCCTGCCGGTGGAGTGCTGGCCGTGGAAATGTCAATGGACACAAACCGTTATGTTGGCGTCAGATCGTCAATGTTTGATGGCATTGTGCACACTCATGTCGAGTTCATTGTTGATAACGAAACGGCGCTTTGGTCTGAGATTGACCGAGTCATGGAT